ATAAATCAAATCCACACTTTCATCAGGTTGAGATTTAAGAAGTTCTAAATTATCCTGACAAAAAACACCGCTTGTAACAGCGTTTTTGTGCAAGCGAGAGTTATCTACTATATTCATCATTTTGTAATTCTATTCAGCACCACCCATTTTTTCAGTTCTCCGTTGTCTGTCACGAAGTTGGGTTCTTTCTTGAGTTGTTGCTCTAATGTTGTATATAATTTCATTTATCTTCTTTTCTTACTTCTTGAATCACTTTCGAATTTAGTCTCTATTTCCTCCCACAAATCAATGACTTGTTCCTGTAATTGTTTCTCCAGCTCCTGCTCCTCCACCATTAGGATACTCTTTTCCATACTCTTATCCAATTTAATATCATCTACGGTGTATATGGTTTGTTTTGTAAAATCTTTAATAAATTGAAGATTGGCACGAATGTCGTCTATCCCATAATCAAATATAATATAAATGGGTGCAGTACGATATGGTTTATCGATTGAGTTCTTATATACCTCTATTGTAGTCTTAATTCCAATAACTCGTTCCACCTCTTTTCCTTTTACAGTTATTCTTTTCTTTAGTTTCTCAGGGGTTCTTGCACGCAAACGAACCGAAGCATAGAAAGGAATTGCCTGCCCTCCTGGGGTTGTTGTCTTCTCTGCATAGAAACCCGCATCTGCATTCACTCTGATTTGGTTGCTTGCTACAAAAAGAATATTTTTCTGCTTAATAATTCGGCATGTTTTTCTTAACTGTTCAGAAAATTCCTTAGCTCGCCGCATTCCCATTTTATCCCCCTCTGCATTATCCATTTCAAGATTGGTGGAAAGTGCAGCCAAACTATCTGCAAATATGCCGTTGATAACCTTTGTATCCTCTAATTCCCAAGCTCTCATTTCTTCAAAGGTTTCCGTTACAGTATCAGGCTGGGTGTAATGTATTTTGTCAAAATCTACATCAAAGATTGAGGCAAATGTTTTATCTAATCTTGCTTCTGGGTCGTGGAACATTACCCGTCCCCCTTGTCTTTGAACGCCTCCCGCAATTTCAGAAAGTAAGACAGTCTTTCCACTCCCAGAAGGACCAAAAATTTCTACAAAAATCCCACCTGAAAGACCCCCTCCCCTGATTGTAGTTCCACTGATTGCAAGGTCTAATAAGGTTGAACCTGTACTAATCATCACATCCGTATTTTTTTTCTTCTTCTTTGTCATAATTGTATTTTGTTTCATCTGTTCTGCTAAAGTCATGTAAAATACCCTTTATTTGTTATTTTTAGGGCGTTTTCGGCTTTAAATCTATCTAAACGCATAAAACACTACAAAATAGAAATAAAGCCTAAAAACAGCCTTAAAACACGTTTATTCTTCGCCCTCAAAGAAAGCATCGTAACAATCGTCCCAAATATCACATTTATTACAGTCTTTTGGAACCTTATCGTTATCTATACCAAAATGATGCCCGAATGGACATTTAGTAGTGGTTTCATTACTTTCTTCCTCGATTTCTGGTTCTTCCGTTACCTTTGCGGTTTTTCTTTCTCTGATTCTGTTGCTTCCCTTTGCACTTTCTACTTTCCTTGGTTTTTCTTCTTCCTGTTCTTCAACATCTTCTTCCTCTTCCTGTTCTTCTTCTACCTCAACTTCTTTAATCACAGATTTTCTTCTGCGTCTTGGAGGTGTCTTTTCCTCAATTTCCTCATTTTCATCTTCTTTAAAGTCTTCTTGTTCCTCCATCTCTTCATTTTCATCTTCTTCCACAACAACCGATTTTCTTCTTCTACGTGGTCTGGTTTCCTCTACTACACAATCATCTTCTATCTCTACATCATCCGTATCTATCTGGAATAACATTGCGGATAATTCTGCATAGGATAGAATTGAGAGGCAATCATCCAATTTAGGTACATTATCCAATACGGATGGTGGTAATGGGTCTCTGTCTTCAAAATCAATTCTGCTTGGACGATAGTACTTATTGCCCATAAATGATTCTTCATCAAATCTGATGTTTAGACGATACCCATTTTCAATATCTGGAAATTCATACAATTCCTCATCTTCTTCTAACTCATTGTTAATCGCATCTTGAACAAAGAATTGGCTGGTATTCCATATATGGATAGTTTCATCCATTTCCTTGTCTTTTCTTGGGATTACCGCATATAGATTTCGATTGGACGTTTTCAATGCCTTTAACTCGTCTCTATCTGCTCCTTCTTTTGCTCTCTTGATACGATATTCACATATCGGACAAGGAAGTCCCACAGTGGTAGGACATACAACTGTCTGTCCGTCCCCTGCACCAATATCTCGATGGACTTTAAATGGAGATTTGTACCATAAGACACCAACATCTATTCCTGCATCAGGACATATATCCGCATGTTTTTCATTAGTGATTGGGTAAGGGATTACATCTAATTGTATCCTACCTTTTCTCTCCTTGAAAAGCTCAACACCCTTAGGTAACTTCAAATAACCATAGGTTGAGGCTTCACCTCTTTGTTTCTCTGTATTTGCCGCCACCGCCTTTCTGTAGTTCGGCATTTTAAATGATTTTTTTGCCATTTTCTATTCTTTTTTTAAATTATTAATTTTTTCAACTTTGTTTCTGATAAAGTAATTATATGCGGTTAAGACACCCCACATGAACATATACGCAAGAAGAAATACGTACACTAACGAAAGCACTGCAATACTTAGACACTTCAATATTAACCACAACATATAATTACTTCCTTATTTCTTTAATATTTTTTCTGCAATTCTTTGATTGCTTCTTTTAGTTTTTTCCCTCTGTTCCCACTCTTTATCTATATCACGTGGAACACTTGGAGAAGCAAAGTAAGCCTGCCCATTTAACTTCACAAGATTTTCTAAGGAGGCTTTTTTCTGATTAATTGCCTCAACTGCAGCCATAGCGACTCGATACTCATAATTAGCTTCAATATACTTATTGTTTGCCTCCTTATACTGCTCCTGCATCTTGATTGTGTTAGATACAAGGGTTTCAGTAACTTTCTCAATTCCAAAATCATTTGGATTTTTTCTTATTTCTCTATCTAATTCTGCACACACCAAGTCTAAATCCTCCTTTGCCACATCTACTATGCGTTTCATTTCTGACGCATGTTCCGCATATTTAAAGGCTAAACTTGGTTGGTCTAACCATTCCAAATCTAAGGCATTCTGGTCAATGGTAATGTCCGCTAAATAATTAATTTCATTCTTCATTTCTTCTTATTTTTAAATTAAACATCTGTTTTGCAAATACTGTAACACTGAAATACAAGTCCTGGAAATCCTACATCATATAAAGGCTCGATAAAACATTCTAATATCAATGCAGCCTTATCATTCTCTCCATTCAATAATACACTTTGGGCATACCCTAAGACAACCCTTCTAATACTTTCAGCGTCCTGATTTTTCAACCCCTTTAGAATGGAACTACATTTTTTCCATGAAGAAGTTGAAAGTAAACAACGACACAATTCTATTGCTTCATTGGTTTCTTCTGCTTGTTTTTTGGCTATACTCAATCTATTTTCAGGCTCTGCATGGATAACCTTTTCCAGAATATTAAGTGCCATTCTTGGGTGTCCGAGACTATCCATCACAATTTGGTCGATTACTTCTCTTGCAACGGTTTCATTCTCCTGTTGTAAAATATTCCTAAGCAATCGCATCATATCCCTATCATCTAATGGAGACATTCTGAATTGTACAGCTCTTGATTTTACTGTCTTTAATAATTTCTGCGGGTCTGTGGTGCAAAGAATAAAATACACATGAGAAGGTGTATCCTCTAAGATCTTTAACATTGCATTTTGAGCATCATTCGTCAACTTATGGCACTCATCAATTACATATACCTTAACAGCACCCTGTAAAGGTAGGTATTTGGCATTCTGAATGATTTCTCGCACACTATCAATTCCTCTAAAATCTGAGGCATTAATTTCACTATAATCACTATCAGAACATTGTAATTCTTTCGCCAATATTCTGGCTATTGTAGTCTTACCACAACCACTTTCACCATGAAATAGAAATGTATGTGGTAGTTTATTCTTTTTAAGCATTGTCTGTAATGCTTCTACCGTTTCTTCATTTCCTACTAAATCTTCAAAAGTAGAGGGTCTATATTTCAAATATAAATTCATTTCTTTCTTTTTTTATATTATAGTTATAATTCTGTTTTCATTTAATTAGTTTTCAATTATCAAATAATAAAAGATGATTCTTGTAATTGGTTACAAGTATTTCAGTCCGTCTGTTTTTCAAGTTTTTACGCTCTCCGATAATATGAACATTCAAACCTCGTTCTTTTGCTTGTTGTAATATAAATGGGTGGTCAAATTCACTCATTGCAAACTTACACCCAGTCGCCTGTAACGTATCAAATAAATCCTCGCTGTCTTTGTGTGTAAATCCGCTTTCATAATTATTCCCAGTATCTAAATAAGGTGGGTCACAATAAACAAATGCTTTTAATAATTCGGCATCGTTTCTAAAACTAATTTTCTTAAACATATCCCTAAAATCCACATTCATAAATAGACACCCAAAAATAAATTCGTGCGTTTTATTTAGGTTCTCATAAAGGATTCTACTCGTGTTGCTTGTTCCAAAACGCAATGTTCCTGGGTTACCCATATATCCGTAATTGCTTAAAAACAAAAATCGCAGAGCTTTTCTCAAAGGGTCATCCTCTTGTGTTACTTTCCAATGTTGCCGCAAATCCTCGCTTATAGGCATTTGTAAAAATAACTCCTCGAGTTCGTTTTTTCGCAAACTTACAACTTGGAATAAGTTAAAAACTTCACTATCCAAATCATTAAGAATATTGTACTTTGCTTTTGGCTTGTTGAAAAACATTCCGCCCGCTCCGAAAAATGGTTCAATGTAAATTTCGTGGGGTGGGAAATAAGGTATTATCTTATGTGCAATCGCTTGTTTGTTTCCCAGTCTTCTTAATATCATAATTCTATCAATTTTCTTAGTTTTCAATTTCTTCTAATGTTGTCCAATCCCCATCAATTTCTCCTATCTCAATAGTTACAGATAAAGGAACGTTAATCCACGTCCATTCCTTAGCAAGTTCAACAGTTGTAATTCTTCTAATTAATTTACATAGACGCTCTCTTTCTGGTGGATAAACATCAAGCACCATCGAATCATGTATTTGACCAATGAGACGTGATTTCCAACCTCTTTTCTTGATTTCTTTGCTTAAACGAATGAAACACCAGAGAAGACAATGGAATGCAGCACCTTGGACAGGGTAATTGATAACCTCGTTTCTTCTCATTTCAGAAGTGTATTTAAACCCTGTATAGCTATGAATATATCCATTACGAAGATACTGTCTATACCAGCGTTCACGCCACCTGCCATAATCAGGAAAACGTTCCGTCCAGAAATGGCGTTCAACTTCTTGCATATGAGAGGTAAATGCTCTAAAACTTCTAATTCCATGCCTCCGCAAATGTGTTGAAATACTTTCCCCATTGGCTAAAAAGACCCCTTGATTTTCTTTCCATGTGTTTTCTTCTAATTTCACCCATTGGCATAAACCTAAAGCATTATTCCCATAATAATCACCATAGAATTGTGGAAAAACAAATCCGTTCTTTGCCGCTTGCCTCAATAACTTATCTTCTGGACGATGCTTATCAAAATCCTCAAGAATAAAGATTTGTTTTGCCATGTCCGAGTGCATATCCGAAGCTGGATTTAATAGGTATTCTATCATATTCTTATCCTTATGATATGCACATGCAATTGAAACCTCTATTCCATCGAAATCCACCTCCATAAATTGATGCCCTGAACGTGGTACTATACACCCACGTACTAAATTAAATATTTCCTTATCTCTTTTTGGTAAATTCTGGAAATTAGGACTATCACTACTACTTCTGTATGAGACTACATTGTGTAGATTGAAATTAGGGTGAATGATACCATTTACCTGTTCTCGACTAAAAGATTTTAAATAAGTATCTCGAGCCTTTACAAGTCTTCGGATTTGAAGAACATAATCTAATTCTGGTAGGTTTAGATTTCTTAAAGCCTCATCATCCACGCTCCCCCCGCCTCCTGTGGTTAATTTAGTTGGCTTTAATCTCAAATATTTGTACAGATAATTAGAAAGTTGTAGGTTCGAATCAATATTCGCATTCACTCCATTTACTTTTTGAAAATCCTTGTAGAACTGCGTATTGTGCAATTTTTCCTGCCACATGGATATTTGTTCATTTAGATAGTTTTCCGCCTTAGAAACAGCCTTTAAATCAATTCTCATGCCTACATTCTCAGCATCACTCAATGCCAGAATTCCATTGTGAAATAATCTATAGGCCTCAATTTCTTCTCCTTGTAATATTTCCTTCTGCAACATTGACAATCTATATTGATAAATGGTGTCTAATGCACAATATTTCAGAAGTTTCTGTCTTTCAGCTGGGGACGTGAGTAATTCTTGCACCGCATTAAAGGAATTACCATCCTTATCATCAGAACGGATATATCTGGAAATCTCACTACTATAATCAGTAGCCCCTAACATTGTAAACGCTTGGAATTTTAAACCAACTGTCCCCCTGCGATTATCAATTACATGGGCGGCGAGCATACTATCCCAAGTCCAACCTTTTATCTCAATTCCCCAGATGGTTCTTGCCCATGTATGCTCATACTTCATGTTATGTGCCATTTTCAGAATCTTAGGGTTCTCTAAAATATCTAAGAAAGGTTGTAAATCACTCTTTTTCTTTGGAATTTCAAAGGCATAAGCTTCATTCGCATTTGGAGAAACAGAAGCACATACTATTTCATGCCCCTTTGCATGCGGTTTTAGACCCGTTGTCTCAAAGTCTATAGAAATAGTATCACCCTCTTTAATTACCTGTCTTAGAACATCTAAATCATCAATATATGTTATTTGTTCCTTTGGAAAAGTCCTTAATTCTCCTAACTGTAAGGCATTCAGAATATCCCTTTCCCATACAAGTCTTTGTTCCTGTTTTTTTGTATTATCAATAAATTTAGGTGGGTAGGTGGGACAGACCCAACAGTTGTATTTTGTATTTGGAATTGTATAGCCTCGCCATGTTGCGAATTCCCCTGTTATCGAAAAATCATCAAACAATGCCTGCAAGGCAACCCGCCCAAATGCAATTACAATTCTCGGTTTCAATTCGGAAATCGTTTCAGAAATAAACCTTTGGCAACAATCAATCTGGTGTGGTGTTGCCTGTTTTGAATAGCAACGAACCACATTTAAAGACCAACAATCTACATCAATATCTATTCCATACTCGTTTAATGTTTTTCTTAACAAACCCCCTCCAGCACCTCGCCAATGTGTGGCAGTTCTATCATCCGTAGGGGAGTTGATTTCCCCTAAAAGTAGGATTTTCTTATTTCCTTTGCCTGTAACTCCTAATTTTGGAGTGGTGCAGGATTTATCTAAACCACAACTTGTACAGGTTAAGAAGACGCCACCCTTAACCTCATCACTCTCTATCTCTTTTCTATCGAAGAAACCTAATCTTTTCATATTATTCTATTAAAAACATTTTAAGGGTGTTTTAAGCCAATGAAATCTTTAGATAATACTTTGTACTACTTTATTAAAATAATGCTTAAAACCACCCTTAAAACAACAAAAAACAGTATAAACACACTCCTTTCTATTTATCTTTTCGTTTTAATTCGACTTTAGTTAAATATATCCATTTATTTGCCTCTTTAAATATTACCATATTACTTTTCTTTGAGATGTGGCAGATGTTTGTCTTGGTCAGAATATCTTTAAGGAATATTGGTTGAATATCAAAGGAAAGAATATCTGCATCAGCATAATCACATTTATTAACTTCCTTAAACCAACCTGAATCAGATTTACTTTTTAAGGTTAATTTTCCTCTACTCAATTCTATCGTGATTAGTTCATCATTTACATACTCTTTTTTAGAGAAAACTTCTGCTCTATCAATTGTTTCGGTTAAGTTTGCAGGTAATTCTATTTCTACGTCTGGGGTGACGGAAATTATTCCTGAGATTTCTGGAAATTCGCCACTGAAAATACGTGCAGATAATCTGGTACCTACTTCATTTTCAAAATGAACCCAGCTCTCCGTAACTGCAATCTTAGAGGCTTGCATTTTCATAATTAAAGGAACTATTTTAGCTGGAAGTAATAGCTTCTCAATTCCTGTATCTTGCTCTAATGTAATATGGCACAATCGCCTGTTATCCGATGAAGATAATGTATTTCTATCCACATGGATACAAGCCAATATAGGTGTTAAATAATTGGTGCTTGTAACCATTGAAGCAAAAGAAAGCCTGTCCAGAAATTCATCATCTATTGGTATCATTTCCGTAACAGAATCAATCTGGTCTAATGGTAATTTAATCTCACTTTCAAAGAGCAAACCTGCCTTGGTTCTACCCGCCGTTATAACTACTTCATTATCCGTTACATCAAGCAGAATTTCTTTTTCTTTAATCTTGGAAATTATACCATATAATTCTTCTGCCTTAATTGCCCCAAATAAGTCTAAACCCTCTACGGGGTGGGACATATACACTTCATCATTATAAGCTAATACCTTACCATCTGCAAAGGCAAACGATGTACTTTGCTCAATTAATTCTTTTTTTGCTATTGCAGGCTTCACGATTTCTAAAGCCACTTGTAAATCATCTAATAATACTTTTTTCATTTTTTTTAAAATTTAAGTAAACATCTTTATACATAAATGAGAATAATCTTGTTAAATTAAAATACCTAAAGGTATCAGAAGAGGTTACTGAATTCCAAAACTTGATTTCAAATTCTTCCGTCAAGACTTCCCGCGACATATCCCTGGCACATGATTGCACGGCAAGGCGTATCCCTTCAAGAAATCCGTCTGGAATAGGCAGCATTTTGTCAATCTCATCAATCTGGTCTAAGGGCAGGGTGATTTCACCTGCTAACATTAAACCAGCCGTTGATTTACCTGCCTTAATGATTATTTCATTGTCCTGTACTTCTAAGGACATTTCATCGGCTTTCAACTTAGATAAGAGCTGGTACATCTCGTCCGCCTTTACGGCACCTGTAATATCAAGTCCTTTAACAGGGTGGGACATGCTGATTTTGTCATTGTATGTCACTACCTTGTCCCCCATAAAAGCAAAAGAGGTAGACTGCTCAATTATTTCTTTACTCGCCAGCCCTGGTTTCACGATTTCCAGGGCTTCTTTTAATTCTGTTCTTTTAATTTGCATTGTGTTTTATTTTAAGAATGTTTTAGCCCATTTAATGTTGTAAATTGTTCTTTGTAAAAAAAAGTTAGAAGTCGGTTTTTATCCTGAGACATTGTGCCGCATTCAAGTAATCTTTTCCAGAAAAATTCTTCTTCTGATTTTGCCATACCACCTGCGAAATAGAAATCCAGGAAATGCTCTGCATCTGTGATAGGTTTTTTTGTATGAAAATTCCAAGGCCAGGCTGGTACTGTTTTATGAAGCACTTCCAAGAACATAAGAAAATTCCAGGTTGTTCTTGCACCAGTCTTCGTTGTTAATTCTTCTATGGTAAAATAATACTCCTCACATTTCTTTTTTAATTGATTCAAAATACCAGGTGAGATTCTATACTCTAATTTTGCATCTCTTATAGAAATAGTTTGTATGGCTAATTCTGTAGAATTTACTGTAGGTATTACGATTTTACCATATGCTGCCATTTTTCGACAAGTTGCAGAATCCACAGAATACCATGGATAACGCTGCATCAAAGGCATTGCCGTACAGGCAAAACCGTGTAATTTAACTCTGGGTAAACCCTGGTCTGTTATTAAATATTTTTTAAATAACGTGTCTAACATAGGTATCAGAACTCTTGTTGGGTTAGGAACTAACCCGCCTAAGGCTATGTATTCATAATTTTCTATGTATTTTTTCAAATACTTTTCATCACTACCTAAGTGATACACAGGTATCGGTTTTAATCCAGCATCTTCTAAAATCCTTTGATTTGTATAAGTTAATTTCGGATTGTTAATAACATCCAGATTTGAATAGATGTAAATGTCTGAATCATGCTTCTTTATAAAATCTATATAATCTGCCCGATATTTACTGTAGGCTGGAGATTCTGTATAGTCAAAGGTATCATGTTTTCTCTCTGAAAACAGACTACCCATTAAACCTTTTTTCTCTACGCCTCTGGAGAGTTTATTGTATAAAGACGGAGCACCACAATCTATAAAGATTTTACAGTCCTTAAATGGTTGGTTATTCATAGTAGTTCTATCATTTTTTGAATTGCTTTTGTATTTCGCTCTAATAGGGCTTTTTTTTGCAGGGCTGCCCATTGCGCCTGTGACTCTGCGTCTTCTGTCCAATTTCTAATAAATAAAGAAACCTTTGCAATCGCTTCCTTTAATTCAGGTTCTTTATATAGAAAGGATTTATGATACATCTCAGAATAACTTAATCTATCCGGACAGACAGGCACATTACCTAAGTACACCGCCTCTTGCATTGCAATACCCCAGGTTTCTTGTAAGGCAAAGGAAACCGCAATTTTAGACTTAGACAGTAAATCATAATATTCTTTTTTGTTATGACAAATATCTTTAGACTTAATAAATTGCCAGCCAGTGTTCTTTAAGGCATCCGCAAGTTTATCGAATAGTTTAGGTTGTTTTTCATCATCAAGTCTATGTGGAAACACAACAATATTTTCTTTTGGTGTTGTATAACTGAAATCGTCATACAAAGGAAAGCCCGTTACCTGTATCTTATCTGGATAAACCCATCTGTTAGCTGTTAGTAATTTTTTGTGAAATTTTGTTGCGACAAAAATCGTATCTATTATTTGAAACCAACTGTTTTCTAAAGGTTCCGCCCAAACCCCCATAGACTGTCTACTTAGAAAATCATTTGGGTCATAACTGCCTGCATGAAGACAACCTGTGATTTTAATATCTACGTCTGCTCCGTCTCTAATGTATGCAAGGGATTCTAACCCTGGAAACCACAAATCATGAAAAAATAGTATATATTTTTTTGACGTGTCTTTTCTAATAAGTTGAATTATTTGGTGTAATTGAGATGCCTTGTATTGATTGGTGTCAAAAACATCCAGGAAAGAACCCACCTCTATTTTCCTTGTCGACGTATCTCCATAAATCGTATGAACACAGGCGAAGGATTGTTCAAATTCTTTCTTAAACCAGGTATCCCATTGAATTGAATACCTTTCAGGAAGTGGTTCTATTGGTACATTTATTAAAATTGTTTTTTTCATAATAGCTTTATATAATTATACCGAATCTGCTTAGAATCGCTAAGGAAATAGCCTTTTTCATTGTCTCAAAAACAGGCAAGCCTGCAAGGTGTTTTGAAATTGTATCCCCAACCTGGATTTTCTGAAATAGGAGTTCTCGCATTTCTGTTGATACATTATAAATACTGCCCCAGATAAAGGCTTCATCCAGTAATTCTATTTTTCTGGAAATGCCTGTAATCTTAGAGTCTAAAAAAGATTGAGGTATATAACTTGGTACTAATCGAATGGGTCTTTCAGTAAGAAAAATACCATCCAAATCTTTATAAATTTTAAGACCTACATAAGGTTGAAAGAATTGACCTAAACCACCAGTGGTTCCGTTGGTTTTTAGTCTACCAACAACCTCATCCTTAGAAAAGCCGAATTGTTGCATAAATAGACCTGTTTCATTCAAACTCTTAATTGTTTCCCCTGGAAAGAATGTTTGAACAAGCCAGAAAATTTTAAAAGGTAACGTATGTTGTATCTCAGCTAATTGTCTACAGAAATCAACGGACTTACCAAATCCCATATCATGAGATAAATCCTCTGCCGCAGTCTCAAAACCAACTTCTACAACTTCTAAACCTGTACTCTTAATAAAATCTATACCGTATTTATCTACAAATCGTTTAACCTTTCTACTGGAGCCTAAGGCAATAAAATGAAAGTCCAGATGGGCTACCTGTTGTAAAATTGAGGCAGCTCTATCTATATTAAA